CATGTTACCAACGAATATTTTAAATACCCTTCTTTCAGGTGCTCTTGATGTTCTGTATATTAACATCGCATCTTCGGCTAATAATAACTGTTTCCATATTCTTCTTGCTTTTTCTAACATAGAAGTACCATACGGAAGTTTTCGGTCGTCACCCAATAATCTAAAGTGGGCAATCTCCCAAGTATTAAACTCCATATCCTTATCTTTCCATAAGAATTTTAGGGCGTCGTTCTCTGTGGTTGTACTACTTCTATTTGGTGAATATTTCATACCTCTTTCTAATCTTTCAATCTGAATATTAGGAAGTTGTTGTCCACCCATAATCCCTTTTTCAGGGTCTAACTTTAAATAGACAAAGTTGTCACCAAACTTACAAGTATTTCTTGTCCACATAGGTAAGTTAGTATTAATATCAAGTCTATTGTTGAACAAGTCAGCAAGAACTGATTTAATACGTTTACTCTCTGAATAAATTTGTAATATAAATCCATCTTCATTTGTTGTTGTTGATTCTTCAGCGTATATATCTAATGCGGCAGATATTTCAGGAGTATATTCCATACTCTCATAATCGTAATAAGACGCAAGTCTAGTTGGTTCGTAGTAAACGGCTTGTGTATAAAGATTATTTTCAATCTTTGTCCATTGTTGACCTAAATATAAGGATTGTTGTGCTTGAAGTTTTTCTCTTTCATAATCCTGTTTGTTAGGAGTCTTTAAGAGTTCTTTCTTATCAAACCTATATATGGGTGCTTGTTGGTCTAAAGTAGAGTCAGGACCAAATACTTGACCGAGTCTTTGCCATATTGTTAAATTGTTTTCTGCCATTCAAATACTTTTTACATAAATAGTATGAAATATTTAATTAAATTAAATATCACTTACCGAATAACCATAAATACTTCTCATAATCATTTCTTGATGGGTTTTGATTCATACCTCTATGATTATTTGAATTTGGCATTACCGGAATAGATGGATTAAAATCTTGTGATTTCTGTTTATATTCATTAGTAGATACAGACCAACTATCTAACATCGCCTTTGTCTGTTCTGTTACTTTTTCTAGTTGACTAAATGAACTTTCACCCACATATATCGACATCGCCATTGCCATAATAAGGTCATCATGTTGTCCTTTTTGGTGGTCAGGTCTACCATTTACATACACAAAAGTGCCCAATTCATTTAACAACCTATTAGAACGTACTTTAAAGTTATGTCTTAAAGCCTCTTCAAAAGCAGCAATAATCTGTACCCTTTTTGAATTAAAGTTTAATCCAGGAATCTTTTCGTGCATTTTTGGATTATATTTCCATTTATCCGCCATATTAACACCATCAACGTACAAATTTTTATAACCCATTTCTTGTAGTTTACGTGATGTTGACACACCCATACCTCCTGTGATATCAATTACAACAAAAGCATTATACATTGTTGCCCACTTAAAAGCAACCTCAGCAGCAACATCAGGTGGAATCTTACCCAAATATTCTAAAACCTGTTCTCTTTCATCAAAATCAACAATACAAAATGTTGTGAAGTCTTCAGAATCACCACGAGATACGTCAATACCCATAATATATTTATGACCTTCAATTGGTTCTTTCCATTGCCACATTGCACCACCCATAAACTTATTTTCAGGCTCCATAATAGTATTCTCTCTTAAGAATTCTACAGTCTCAGGTGGAATCACATTGTCACCTGAACCCAAGAAATTACATTCTAATTCCTGTGCAATTTTTCTACGGTCAAACTTAAGTTTTTTTGCCATAGACTCAAACCATGACGAATATGGTTTGTAACCCTCAGAAAATTTTGATTTAATTTCTTCAAAATCCCTCTTCATTGGGTCTATGTGACCATATTCAATTATTATTTCATTATCGTCATAATCTTCTCTATTGAGCATATAATGAACAATATCTTTACACTTAATAAGTTTTAAATCTTTTGCATAACGAGGGTCACGATACCAGTACATTTCAGTAATACGGAAATCATTCATTCCTCTTAAGGCTTGGTCATAGATTGCATAATAAATTGCATCAAAACCATTAGGTGTAGATATTACTATTACCTTACCACCCGTAGATAACGATGCCATACAAGCAGACCAGAAATCATCATCTGCATCAATAAACGCAGCCTCATCAAAAATAAGAATAGTAGGTGTATAACCACGCAAAGCATCTTTAGATGTTGCAACGGCTTTAACCTCACAACCATTAGTTAATTTAAAGTGTCTTTGTGAGTTCTTTTCTTGTGAAAACCCAACACCAAACCATCCTGGCCATTGGTCAACAAAAGCTCTAACTTTGTTTGCCATCTCCATAGATGTATCTAATTTGTTGGCAATAATAAGAATTTTTTCAGGTTTTGTTTTAGAGGCGGTAACCAATCTTTTTGATACCCATGCAGACGTTACTGTAGATACACCTGCCTGACGATATTTTAAGGCAATGTTTTCCTCAAAACTATCGTAGTCATTTATTAAGTGTTCTTGGTCTGGAAATAATTCTAACGGAACGTAACGAGATTGTGTATTATCGTATGTTTGAAGGTAAGTTTTTAGAGCATATGGAGTATCCTTTACACAACGTGCATATTCGAGTATAGCCTGTTCTCTTGATAAACCCATGTTCTCATTTCTTTACTTTTTATACTGCAGGACCACCAATACCTAAACCATCCAAGAAATCATCCAAATCAAATCCTTCATCATCGTCTCTAAATTGACTCATAGACTTTTCATATTCTTCGTCTTTAATTTCTTGTATGATTTCATCAACCATGGCTCTTACCGCCTTCTTACCATCTTCACTTCCAGATAATATTTCTTTAGCCAATTCAAAAAATTGGTCGGTACTAATTGCTGAAAATCTTGAGAAAAGATAATTTTGTATTTCCCTCATATCTTCTTCAAATAATTCATCAGGATAAACAGATAAAAATTTCTCCCAAATTACAGGACCTAATCTTAAATCCCATATTTCATATGGTAACGTATCTTGAGACGCCATAACCATTTCAGCTTGCTTTGGGTCGTCAGGTAATCCTTGAGTTCCCATAATTTCGTATACTCCTTTTAATAATTCATGGATTAAAACGGGGAAGAACATTCCTTTTGCTTTAATAGTAACAGGGTCAGTAGAATCATCTATCTCTTCTGAGCCGGCAACTCCTTGACCTGAACCCGCCATCATTTGTGCGGCTTCATCAGGCATAATCCAATAAACCAAATCGTTAATTGACATTAATACACCATATAAATTTAACAATTCAGGATTTAATCTATTCAATTCTTCTTCTACCAAACTAAACATATAATGTCCCTTTTTTGATGCACCTTGAATTAATGAATTGATAAATCTTCTTTTAGCCTTTTCCATGTCAAACTTATCAAAAGCCTCCATAAAATTATCTAAATCTTCTTCAGCTTCATCTTCAGAAACACCAAAGTTTTGTTCAATATCTTCTGCTGATGGTTCTTCTGATTGTTTTCTCATTTTAGACGTATCCATCTGAGATGGTGAACCAATTAATTCAACATCAAATAAAAATGCGTCATCAGGTATCGACATTTCTTTTTTAACAAGGTCAACAGCTAAGTTTTCTAAATATTCTTCATTACCATTTTCAATAGCTTTTACTTTTTGAACCGCCTGCATCATCATCATCTGAAGTTGCATAAAGGCGTTTTGACCTGCAATAGTCTCTAAACCTGTATATCTTTTTACTTTGTCAACAACATCTTTAAATCGCTTAGATGCAATTAACTCTTCAAAAGTATTATCACCTTCTTGTTCAGGAAATGCTGGTGAATCAGACAAAGGTGTTTCTCTATCCTCAATTTTTTTTTGGATGTCTGGAGACATTCTTTCCGGATTGTCACCGTAATCTACCGGCATTTCTTTAAGATTTTTTTTCATCGTTAAATTCTATATTTAAATTATCAAATTGTAAAAATGATGGTAATTGCATTGTAAATGTATCATCATCTTTTTTAGCCTTTGGTGCTGGAACATGTTTTGGTTTTGTCCAAGATGGTTTATCAGGCTTTGTACGAGTAGGAGTTTTTACAGGTGCCTCTTTTGTGCCAGGACCTGCCTCTACAATATTCATTAAATCTTTCTTTGTCATAACGGGTGTAATGTGTTTTTGAACTAACTTAATCAATGATTCTTCAATCATCTTTACATTACGAAGATAAGATTCTTTTTTTGTATTTTCAACTTTAGTAGGTAAACCTTTATGTTTTGTACTTGCAAAATCATCAACGTCTGAAGGTTTCATTTCTTGAGCCACTTTACCAGCCCTACCTTTTATAGGTAAATCACCATCTTGCATTGCCTTTACAACACCCATAAATTTTTGTTGTTTTTTTGAAACCGCCTTTTCTTCTAATTCTCCTTCATCCATACCGTCTTGATACATTCCTGGGGTTTGTTTTTCAGTACCAAAACCATCATTTGTTGATGGTCCAACTTGGTGTGGTAGTTGTGAGTCCTCGCCACCACCATAAGGATTTAAAGGTTTAATATCATCTTCAGAAATCTCTTCAGATGTGGTAACCGTAACCGAACCATCATCATTAGGACTTACAGTTCCATTTACAGTTAATCCACCATCCTCTTGTTTAATCTTATCAACCTCACTTTTACTATATGTTGTTTTTTTAACAGTTTGTGTGGTAGCCTCTTTTGGTTCAGAAACTTCCTTTACAATTTTTTTATAAAGAACATTTATTTGGCTCTCATTTAAATTACGAAGAGTTTCAAATGAGAAACCCTCTTTCATTAATTTTATTACTCTAATATCATTAGTTTTCAT